TAGATATGCCAACAAGTCATCTGCTTCACCGGTCGCCGTCACAAAGAGGACACCCGCGGCATACAGAAATTGTTTGAGTGAGTCTTTTTCGGAGCTGGATACAGTGGGTGCCTTTTTCTGTAGAGCGGCGTGGCGTTGCTCTCTAGTGATTTTATCACTATCCGTCAGTTCAGGCGAAGAGAGTTCGGCCTCGATTTCCGCCATCTCTTTGTGAGCGGCCACACGAACCACACGGCGTTGATCGAGAATATCGGATTTAGATGCGGGCGGTCGCCCGTCAAAGACTACGATGGGCACAATACCAGCCGTACGCAGACGTACAATGAGACTGGCGATTACGGTAAGCGGACTCAAGCCGGATCCACGAGCGCGATACAGCAAACACGAACAATCGATACCCCACCGTTGCCCCTTGCTAACGGTGTTCCATTTCAACGTTTTCCTGGCATGGGGCACTTTCCATTTTAAAAACCCTCCCAGCCCTCGAATGCCCATGTTGTAGTTAAGGATACTTGGTAGGTGAGCGTTGTCTATAGGCTGTAAAGTTTTTAAAGTCGTTTGACCTGGTGTCACGAACGAAGAGAGTAGAACCGTCAAAACGACGACTTTGTGACCGGTTGAAATGAAACAAAAACGTCAACAAATACGACGACCGGTTGAAATTAAACAAAAACGTCAACAAATACGACGGTTTAACCCAAAGTTGACGACCCAGCAACAATACCTACTCACCAAGTACGATGAACGCACTGCTCCCCTGCTCTTTCCGTCCAAACCCTGACTGGAACCGCGGCCTCCCTGGAATCGACTTCGACAGACAGGGCTCGTACGTGCCGCTCTTCGCCGGTGCTCCGCGCGAATACGCCGACAATGAGGGTTGGCAGGTTGTGAAGCGCCGTGGGAACAATCTCAAGAAGTACAGAAAGAGGCGCGGTGAGGTGCAGGCACAGATAGCCGCGGCTGACAACTAAAGATCAGAAAAACAAGTCATACCCATTGGGAAATCTGATGGAGAATCGACAATCATCTGATCCAGACGCGGCTTAGCCGCCAGCCACCAGTCGAACCAGAGCGCAGCAGAGGCAGTCGGTGCCATTAAAACTTCTTCCATGTGTTGCATGAGAACCCATTTAAGAACATAATAGGCAAATACATTTGTGTCTTCATTTTGTTTGAGATCCCGAATACGTGTCCAAATAACCGCTGCCTGTTTCTCTGAACAAGCGAGCTGGTAGGCCCATCGCTTAGAGACAGATCCAGAATCAGAACCAGAACCAGAGACAGAAACAGAACCAGTGACAATCGTCCACAGCCATTCTGCATAGAGTTCAGTAAAGGCCTCTCCCAGATGCGGCCACAGCCGTCGATCCAAAGCCTGTTCAAACCGATTCCGAATAGGATCAATCACGCTTGTGGGAACATCGAGTTCAAGCGCATGTATAGATTCATGGATCATGACTTTGTGTGCCTCTTCCCGACGATACACATGGACCTCGGGTATACCAGGAATAGCCCATCCTCCATTCAGATGTTCTTTTCCAGGGATTGCACCGACAGGCAGAATCCGTGGCCAATCATGATCCCACCAGTACCAGACAACCGGTGTTTTTGTCGACATCCAGTTCAGAATACGAAGCCCAATACGCAGATCCGCCGTAAGTTCATCGAATCCGCGATCACTGATGCAGTGAATGGAGTGTCCCGTATGTGCATCACGTACAGCACGCCACACAGGATTTGTGAGACCCGCTATCCAGGCCGCAGTAGCTCCGCCATCGTAATCGTTAATGCGACCTAGGAGCTGCGCTTTATTGACCGGTATATCTGTTAGAGTAGTCTTCGTGCCAGACCATCCTGAGTAAGCAAGTCGCCTGTATAGATCCATGACCCCTTATTATGGATTAAGGATTTCTGTCATCTCTTTTGCGATACGTTCGAATGTTCTCAATAACACTAGGCGATCAGTTCCATCTACGGTAGACCATTCCTCAATTGTACCGCCGACGCGACATGCGCTTTCCGCCGAAGAAAAAGTTCTGTAAAGCAGTTTTTCTCCTGATGGTTTGATAAGCACATAGATCTTGAAGATTTCCATTTGGTTTGGTTCCCTACAAAAGTGCATCGATTGTCTATGAAATCGAAATCGCCTCGTAGACAGCCGTAACAATGAGTTCGAGAACCAACGGAGTCCTGTAACTCGGCACCCATCGCGATCTCGACAGAACGCCGAGAACCGCCTTCGCCTTCGCCGTTGACAACGAACCCGATGCAGCGAGACGCACAGTCGCCCACACGAGACCCGAAACCAGCTCACTCCCCGTTATCATGAGACCGAGCAAATCATAAATGCGTGCGCGGATCCAGGTCGCCACCGCCAGAGTCGGCGGTCCTTCGCCAAGTGCAACAACCATCTGACGCAACATTTCCGCAATATATGTTTGTATGCTGCGGACCTCACATGTATTCTCTAAGCCAAACCGTTCTTTGAGCTCTGTGCGGAGACATGGTTCAAGCGGGCCCGGCACTCTGCGATACACAAAGCCATCCATAACACCGGCCACTGCAGAATTCACAGTGCGCGCTGTGCACCAAATCATCGCCGGCGCACCCGCCGACCATACGAGCTCTTCGAGACAGACCCTCAGACGAATCGCCGCCGGCGGCGACAATCCATGAATACGCCGGATAATCATGACTTTGCGACCGGAGCCAGTTACATCGCGCGTCGACAACAATTTATTGAGAATCTCGGGTAGGATCTGTTTGTCCATCATGGAAAGATCCATAATATCGACCTCCATGTGTGTCGGAAACTCCCAGAATCTCGCAGAGTACTCCCCAATTTCAAGTGTCTGAAGACGGGGCTCTTGGCCACCGGCACCAAGCGCTTCACGTGCCCGCGTCAGTTTACCGGAACCCGCTGGTCCGACCCATAGAATGGGGAAAGTCGCCATTGTAGGGATAGGCGGCTGTAGGCCTTAGATTGAATTTAGCCTGTGGCAGATTATTTGGTCACCTGACCCGCCAACAGATTCCGGGTGTTCTGGATCGACGTGACGTTCATCGCAGTAGCGCCAATCGTGGCAGGCAGAACCACGAGGAACATCAAGTGCGTGTTCAGCCAGACGAGATTTTCCGGTTTCTTCGCATAATATGTAAGGACGATCAACCATACAAGCAGTGATATACAATATGTGACCGCCAAAATAATACTGACACCCGTTACCGCCGGCACACTATCCAGCGGAATCAGAAACGCGAAACTCACTAGCGCGACAACTGCGGCCACCGCAATAACACCGATATTGAGCCAGGTGTTGAATGGAGACATATTGGTAATTGTCGATCCCACTACTGCGGACATTCTCTACTTATGGCCATCCAAAGAAAACCTAACTTTTTTCGATGCGCCGCCGCTAAGTTTGGGAATCTCCTGCAAAACAACGGTCTCGGAGAGGACCCCCGCCAGAAACAACACTATCAGAAATAGACCCCACAATGGCAATGTCCATGTCCATATCGAACCAAAATCTAAATCCATTCCTTACATAATATGTACAAAAACCTTTGCACAAAATAAGGGATGCAAGGAAAACCAAATGAAAAACCAAATGAAAAACCAAATGAAAAACCAAATGAAAAACCAAATAAAGACATCAATCTACTCCAGTGTAATCCATCCACACTGTCAACGACCCGTACAACATGTCTTCCACAGGACATGTTAGAACGTCTTCGGGATGAATGGAATACCCGCTATCCCAATCACAAGATACCGTTGTCAATACATCGCAAAGAACGTCTCTGGAAAGAGCTACGCCTACGTCTCCAAAATAAATACAAATGCGATTCCGAGTACTGTGCGGTACAGGAACTCGGCCCCGATACGGTGAAGAAAGATTCTGCACAGTATTTCCGCCCTAAGAAGCCGATGGAATGGACTGCAAAACCGCGTGAATGGCATGATTCCGAAACGCTGGCGCGTGTAATGGAACAATACGAAGCTGCCTATCCCGCATTTGAATTCATTGGACCAACGCCGATCGATTTCGATAAACAGACCGGCATCGGCAAATGCGTCATGGACGAACTCTGCAATATGGATCTAAAAGGCATGTCGAATGCCGGAACAAAATTCGTCGGTATCATCTTCAATCTCGATCCCCATGACAAACCCGGATCGCATTGGGTCTGCAGTTTCATTGATCTGATCCAGAAAACGGCATATTATTACGATTCCTACGGATTCGAACCGTGTGCAGAAATCCGCCGTCTACTCCGACGATGCCGAGAGCAGGGATGCAAGGATATCATCTGGAATGATATCCGGCACCAGCGCAAATCGTCAGAATGTGGAACATATTGCATGTATGTGATTATCTCACTTCTGAAAGGCCGCAGCTTTGGCGACATCTGCAACAATCGGGTCGACGATGATACGATGAATGCGCTCCGTGACGTATTCTATGCTACGGAGAGACCCAGCCAGAAGGCGATCGAGGCACTGAAGATTCTGACAATCTAAGGTCGCATATCCAGACTTCTAATCGCAGTCCTCAGTAATGGACAGGTTTCAAGAAATGCTCGCAGATTTGCGATCCACCTTTAATAAGAAGATTCCGGGTGGGCTCGACGACTCGGCGGATACACGTCTGCAGAAAACGCTGACGCACTACGTGGGCGAAGTTGGTCGAGTGAAACCCTCCCCACCCATAATGGAAATATTGAGTCTGACATACGATTCTATGGCAAAATGGTATCGTAAAACGATGGCATCTGAAGCTTTCACATCGGAAGTTGATCCGGATGCACTGTTTGCGAGTTTGAAGATGAGAAAGTTGGAGAAACAAGAGAAACAAGAAAAAAATCCAAATCCAAATCCAAATCCAAATCCAAATCCAAATGGAGCAGCCGATCTGCAGAAGATATCCGAACTCCCCCGAGTCGTACCCGCTCCCTACGTTCAACAGAAAGACGTTCTCCAGCCCCAGGAGGACGTTGTGAAATACCGCGAAGTGGAACACAATCTGGTCATGAATTCGAAAGACCGAGACTGGCTAGCCAGTACAGATCAGAATCGCTACAATTTTGTCATCCAGTTTAATACAAATTATAGACCGCAGGGCTATGGTCTCCAGGCCAGCATTCGCACCCGTCTGCGCAATATTGTGCGAATCGAATTCGTAAAGGCGATTCTTCCCGTAGAAGGACTCGATATCTCAATTTCCGCCAATGATCCTGCACGTGCGTTCTATTCGGTACTCGCGATGCCTTCTGTGAACATCTTGGCAGAAGAATTCGACGGAAACAATTTCGGCACGAACAACACGGTCGATAAGTCACTCGCAGTCTGTCAATATGATGCTACTTGGCGACCGGATCATTTCTCAGATCGTAGAGCGAACCGCGGCTATGCGCTATTCATTCCCAAATTCATGAAGGCCCAGCGCGTCTATGTACCAACGCCGCTGTCAAATCTCCAGACTCTGAGTTTCCGTATTCAAGATTCCCAGGACAATCTTCTATCAATCATCCCGGATTCGGCTCCACTTGCGCGCATTGTCCTCGGCAGTTCTCTTAGTGGGCCATCCGCATATATCGACACCAGTGGAACATATGTATTTGTTCGCACTACAGATTGGGTTCCCATCTGGAGTTTCAGCCAACTCGACAAAATCCTCTTCCAGGGGCTCGGATTCATGTCGGGATCCCAGCCTGCCGGCGGTACGGCACTCGTAGAATGGCTCCAACAATCCGGTGGACATACGATTGTAGGCTGTGCATATGATGGATCCGGCGGAGTAACCGACGGTTGCAACTCCGTAGGCTACAGCAATTGGATAATCATCCAGAATAGATTTATGGATCCACAGACGGGTTCTACGGATCTCAATTACTTCACAGGTTCCGAAACAACCGAATCCGACCTCGCTGCAGATCTATTGGATTATCCGCAACAGGGCGGTATACTTAATTTGAGTCGACAAGTACAATTAACTGTCCGTATTATAACACGCGAATACGATCTGATGTCGAATGTTCGCCCGGATAATGTGTAGATCTCGAAATTTAATACACTAGGATAGAGGAGATGTATAAATGGCTTTTGCTAGGCATCGTGGTTCTGATTTGCGCATTAGTATATATGCAAACACGAGTCGAAGGCTTCGGCACAGTCGATACAGATGCATTGTTAGCGCAACATCAGCAGTTAGGTTTTGAGGGAGAGCAGCGTTATAATCCTGTTGCACGATTGCAAGACCCGACTCAAAAAATTCCAAAGGAAGACATTGATTATGCTTTAACTCAAGTATACCCGATTGAATCATCCGGAGACGATTCGAACCTCGTTGTACGCGATATGAGCAGACTAGGTGGTGCAGATGACGGTTCTGGGAAAATGGGCCCCACACTTGAACAAACCGGTATTTTGCAAGATAAAGTCCGTTTCTGTGAGAGTATTACATCTGTGAACTGTAATCTATTAAATGATCCGCTATACGCCGAATGCGGCATGTGTCATAAAAATGGTGAGAATTCGACCGGTAAACCGCATCGTGGCGGCATGTTTATATCCTCATCTGATCAGATCCGTGCCAATTCTCTAGCAAAAAGCACAGGCAGTAAGGCGGTGTATACGCCTACTATCGGGACATGTGACAGCGGTTACTTCACTCTAATGAAGCAGAACTGTGACGCACGAGAACAGGCTATTGCATGTGAGATGGCGGGAGCCCCATCTTCGGGCAATCAGTGTGGTCAATGCTACGGTAGCGCGGGTCCCATGCTCTACGTCGGCCCGAAGCCGGTCACATTTACGGCGTATCTTAATGTAAGTCACCCTGGTCTCCACCATAAAGATGGTATGGGTATAACGGTAACGAATTCGAAAGGCGATATAGTGTCTGCACCGAGTAGTTCGGCACCCGTATTGGATCCGACAAAGATATTAATAGAGGTCACAGAGGGTGAACGGATTCAGATTCAGATATATGGTGCGCCCGCTATATGGGCGGCCTGGCTCTCAAGTGAAGACGATACACGTAGTGTCAGCATTGATATCGGTGTTACGGCGATGTCTCCGTCGAATGCATATATCATTGCAGGTGATAAATACTCCAAGCGCGTGAATACAGCTATGTCTCGTGTGCGTAATTGGTCAGAATACAGTGAAATGGTACCGAGTACGGTTCTATGGTATCAGCGGCATACGAATATTATCCCTCCGGCCATAGTGATGGCATGGTATGGTACGGTCCCGCCATCGAAAACGAGCAGCGGAGAGGGTATGGATGTTACCGATGCAGTCAAGGAACTCGCCGCAAATAATTCGACAATCAGCATTAGTAAAATACCGAATGGTGATCCCACCTCTACTAATATTCTCTGGGTTATGAAAGATTCAGGTGCAACATTAAAGGCAACAAGTAGTACCTCTATAGATAAAAAGAAAACGACAAGCAATGTCGCGATGAATGTAACTATACCCGCTACACTTGTAGGCCCTTTCTACGAGCAAGATGAAGGAAGTTGTGCAGCGGGCCCTATGGTATATACAGAGATCGGTGCAGGATTAATGGGTTCTAATTCATGCTATGATATCAAGGGAAAATTCAATCCATCTGTACATTGTATATCACAGCTTTTCATTAGTGCAGGTGGAACAGAGCAGGGTAAGCTTTATCCTTCTACAGATGCAGATGCAATGAAGTTAGTCGTGGGTGGGCCTGACGGAAAACCAAGCCTCGATGAAACAGTTGCGTTCCTCAACGATAAGGGTAATATTGCGATCTACGGTGTTGATAGTGAGGGTGGCCCGGTAGAGTTCAAAATACAGAAACAGAATGCCTTGGATATGTTGGGCATTTCTATCACAAACCCATGCGAAGGGCCGACTGCGGAGACGGGGCCACATTCGGCAGAATGCTTGGATTATCTATGGAAAACGAGCGGCGGCGGGGCCAGTTCTGCAAAGACAGATCCGGCAGATATGCCATACGAATACTGCACTCCCAACGGTGAGGCCGCTCCCATTATAAATAGAAAGGCCAATTTTGAAAATATAGAGGTGGCGAACGATCTCGGTGGCATAACCAGTATACGCAAATACTATAACAATATTTATAATAGAACGCAGGATAGCTCCAATTTCGATGTACAGGCGGATGCAATTCGCCTGTGTTATGGCGCGAATATGGCCCCGGCGAAACCAGAGGTATGCATACCAAAGCCTGTAATACCAAATACAACATCTTCAGCCCCATCGGCTAACTGTAACGATTGGATTGCGCTTGCAAACAGTACGCCTTGGCAGCTAATAGACGGTGGTATAGTACAGGCTTCAATTGATGATAACAACAACATTATCGGTGTGACTGCTACCGATAATATATATGACCGTAGAATCACTTCTGCACCAAGTGTTTGGCGTTATATTCATGGATCTCTTGCACACATGGATGGCAAGAACGGGGTTTATGTAGGAGTGAATAGAGCGCGTTTCGGCCCAGGTTTCGAAATTTGGAGATATATGAATGGGGACTTTAGCAAAATGCCTGGAGCTGCAACATGGGTATCTATTGGAGCAGATGGTGATATCTGGTGCGTCAAT